CATCTCTCGTGCGATTGTAGCTACTCCTGAAGTAACCCGAATATCGTCACAAATTAGAAGGATTTTTTTCCTTTCATTTTGCGGTATATAACCGAATTTTTCTTTCATATAAAAACTTTTATTTGTAATGTAAAAAACTAATTTGGATACTCCAAACTTAAATTTTGTGGTTTTGAATTAAACGTCTGAATTCATCATCTTTCATATAAAGGTCGATTGCTCTTTCAGATAGTTTTTGAAAGGAGAATTTTCTTTTGATACATTCTACCTTAAAATCATTAAATAGATCCTCGTCTATTTTTACGCTTGTTAATTTTTGCTTACTCATATATACTTATATTTAATTAGTGTGGATATACATATATGCTAACCCTTAAAAGTCGCAGGACATAAATGAGTTTTATAAAAAGAACACCACTTGCAGAATTTATTTTCTTTAGGTTCATGAGATATTTCTCTATATTTACCACTTGAATCAAATGCTTCTGAAATGAATTTTTGTAGAGCAACACCCACTCTCTTTTGTTTTGTTTTTCCTGATGGTGGGGAGAATGTTTGGATTCTTTTAATTACATAATCCTTATGCTCATACATTTGTCTTTTTGTAATGAAGAATTCAATTTCTATCTTTTTAGGATCAACATTAAATAATTCAGAGAAGAATTTCTTATATAAGACTAATTGAAATTGTTTCATCTCATCACTTTTTTGAGATTTAGTCCAACCTTGTCTACTAGTTTTAATATCAATAATTTTGAATGTTTCTGTTGGTTCATGGTACATTACAATATCCAAATAACCGTTGTATACTACGCTTTTACGTGTTGGGTCTGGTGTAGTTTGGATTGGGATCTCACATCCAACTAAATGCCATCCTCTTTTAGAGAAGTGTTTAGATCTATTTTTAGCAAAGTCTCTTATTATTTCAAGTCCTTCTTCAAAAAATTGTCTTAATTCTGTCGGTGATGAAAAATGTTGATTTTTATTTTTCTTATACTGAAGAGCATATTCGTTTCTTAATGTTTCTTCAAACATATCATGAGTATTAATACGATCTGCTTCAGCACCACTTTTTTCATACATAACATCTAAGTAATGTTGTAGAACCTCATGTATTGCAGTTCCAAACACAGTGTGGATTGTTGATGTAAATTGTTTGTGAGGTGAATTATATTGTAATTCCCATTTTTTAGGACATTCAGTAAACATATTAAACTGTGAGTATGAGATCATTTTTTGTCTCCCCCACTCAACGGGTTCTGGTTTGAATGCTCTAATATCTTTTACTATTTGTGGTATTTTCTTCTTAGCCATGTCTATTAATATAATGATAAGATATGGGGAAGCCAAGTTTACTTAGATAAAAAAAACCACCCAGATAGCGAAAAATGAGTGGTTTTTAACTGCGCGGTGTAACGCAAACGGTCCTAAAACCGAATATTATAAAGTTTTTATATTTTCTGGGTTGTATGAAAATGAATCAACATTTGGTACTTTTCTTATCAAATCAGCTATTTCTCCAATTGTTTCTCTACTAAATCCTCCTTTTTTAATAAATGGGTAACCATCTAATTTTAAATTAAGAATAGTAACAAATTTATCTGATGATGTTGTGTCTTCTAATTCTTCTGTAGAAACTATAGTAACTCCAGGTAATGATCTAATATCTGATAGGATTTCGGTTTGTGATCTCTCTTTAGTATTAGTGATCATTTTCCCTGAGAATTGGAATTTGTCTTGATATTCTTCAGAAAGGATATTTTTAATTTCCTCTTGGATAATATTTTTTAAATCTGATTTTTTCATGATTATAAATATTAGGATTTTTTTCCACCTAACATTTTCTCTAATTTTTCCAAATACAAGATAGCATCCATATGTTCTTGTTTAGCATGTTCAATCCAATCTAACACACCCAAGTCAGTTCTGTCTAAGTCTGTATTGTATTTGTCTTTACCAAATTTTGCTCTAGTAATAAACTGATCAATAACTGAATCAACAATGCTATCAGTTTGTTCTACAGTTCTGGTTTTGAATTGGTTCTTTTTCCAATTTTTACCTAAATCTTTGTTTGATGTCATTTTAAAATATTTTTAGTTTCTTTTTCATCAAATCCCATGTGAGATAGAATTTCTTTATGATCCTTTTTCTTAAGGATTTTTATATGAGATTCTGCCTCAGAAATACTGCACTCAAAATACTCTGTAAATGCCTCAACTAGTTTTTGAGGTGGTGACTTATGTTTGGATTTTAAATACTTAAAAAACATTTTCTTTTTTGGTAAATACTCCTTATAAATGTTGTAAAGTTGTTCTTTACTTTCATATGGAGTTGTTTGTACATAATTAACTAATTCAATGTAGTCCTCACTCATTGAGATAAAACGATTAACCATATATGAATTAAACTTATCCCAATCCCCCTCTGTAAATTCAGATGAGGGGGTTTTGAGATAGGCAATATGATTAAGCCAATCAAATATATTTTTTATATTATGATTCGATTGCATAGTCTTTGTATTCTTCTCTAAGTTCTTTAGGTAATGAATCAATGATGATTTTCTTAGATTCCAAATCATAGAATACTGGAATTGGAACTAGAGCATCTTCAGTTCCTCCAATTACGAATTTAGATACTTTTCTCAATAGTGTTGCTTGACCAAACAATACTCCACCATCAAATCCAGTTACTGGAGTGGTGTTCTTAAGGTCAATGTTCATTTGTGGTTGATTGTCCATTTTTACTTGTTTTTATTTATATAACTTGTTTTTTAATTACTTCTAATATTTTAGATAGTGCAGAACTTAAATTAATTTCCTTATCTATTCTAAAGTTAGCTTGATATAGGTGTTCATTTAAAATTACAGACACTGTTCCTTCTCTCCCAGGAGCATAACTTGAAAGATTATCAAATAGGAAACGATATAATTCTTCAAAGTCTTTAACACCAGAATCTAAAACTATTTGTCTTAAATTCTTCCAACTTGGTTTTGGTTGTTTAAGTTCTTTTAAAATTAAATTCATATAACTAGATGATACAACAACTGTTTTATCAACTTTCAATTCCCCATCTACAATTGATAGTTGAATTGTATTCAACATCTTTCTAAGGTCTGGGTAGAATTGGTTAATAATGTTTGCTAAATCACCTAATTCATATTTTACATTTTCTTGGGTCAATACACCATCTAAATGTTGTGCAATTTCTTTTTTAGAAGGTGGAATTACTTTCAAAACTTGACAACGTGATTGAATTGGATCAATAATACGTTCAATGTAGTTACAAGTTAAAATAAAGCGAGTTGTGCGTGAGAAAGTTTCTATCACATTTCTTAATGAAGCTTGTGCGTTGATTGTGAGGAAATCTGCTTCATCTAATATCACAACTTTAAGAGATTTGAAAGATGCTGTGGATGCAAAACCTGTTACTTTTTCACGGATAGTATCAATCCCACGCTCATCACTCGCATTTATATAAAGGTAATCACAGTCTAGGTTTTTGACAATAATTTTAGCTAAGGTAGTTTTTCCTGTACCTGCTGGACCATAGAAACAGAAGTTTTGAATATCATTCTGATCTAAATAATGTTGAATTGTAGTTTTGATTTGCTCATTCCCTACATAATTCTTTATTTGTGTTGGGCGATAATGCTCAACGAATAACGTATTGTCTTTCATGTAACTTATTTTGATGGAATATAAAAAAAAGCCTGCCGTTAGGCAAGCTTTTCTTAATAGTATTTGTAGGAATTAAAAATTAATTATGTTTTGAAATTTTAATTATTTCATTAGATTTTATATCTAAAACATAACAACCATAAAAACTTAAATTTTTATCATTTAAATCAATTAATTCAGAAACATCTTGTAATGTAGGATTAGGTTTTGAATCAACTATCTCATCAAATTTATCAAAATCTTTTACACCAAACTCTTCGGGGTCATAATCATCTAAATCTATAAAAACCTCATTTAGTGGTTTTTTAAATTTAATATTAATGTATGATATCTCTTCGAAAGTATCACTCATAGTATCTAGCATTTCAAATCTTATTTTTTGAACTGGAATAGCAGGTTTACCAGAAGATTTAAAGTTTTGTTGAGATGATTTTAAACCATTTTTAAATTCTGGTTTCCATACTGTATATCCTTCATCTCCTGCTCTTTCAAAATCATCTTGTGAGTGGAGAAAAGAAGTATTTAATTCTATTTTTTGAACTTC